CAAGGACTTCGGACAGGCGCAGGCCGTGCAGTTCCAGCAGAACGGGGATCTCAAAGGACTTGCCGTGCACTTCGGCGACGAAGGGCAGGATCTCCTCCGGCTGCAGGAACGGGATCTCCGTCACGGGGACGGCGGCGAGCTTCACATCGGGGATGGGAAGGCCCGCGTCTTTGAGCACGGCATGGACAAAGTACCAGGCGGAGCGGACCGTTTTTGCGCTGCGGGCGTCCAGTTCCTCGTTGATCATCTGCTGCCAGTCCACAGACTTCAGCGGCTTCTCGGTCCAGGACTTGAAGCGATTGTCCTTGATCTGCGTGTAGCCGCGGACCGTGGACGGGGAGAGGACGGCCTTGTACTTCTTGATATAAGCCTCCATGCACTGCTTCAGGGTACGGTCCTTCGGCAGCGTCTTACGGGAGACGCGGGCATTGGCCAGGTACTGCGCCTTCGTGAGCTGCGCCCAGCGGGTGCACTCCGTATCCGTATCGGCGGTGTACGAGAAAGATTCACCACCCAGACGCAGCTGCACGAACCAGCTGCCGCTGGGGAGTTTTCGGGGTTTAGGTGTTTTCATAGTGCAGGAACCTTTATATGTAACAAAAAATTACACTTCGTTAATAAAAATATAATTGAAATATGGAATCAGATTCGTATAATGGAATCACAGGAGACATAATCACAGCGTACAGGAGACAAACAGAGAGGAGGTTTCACCGATGTCCGCTACCGCACGCGACTATGCTTTCATTGTTAAGATCAAGGATCCGGAGAAACCGGAATCGAAGATGAGCAAGGAACGCCTGGAAGAATGTATCAAGATGGTCGAGCCTTATCTTAAGAAGAACGATGAGCAGAAGCCTTGAGATATTTTCAAAAGAGAATGCAGGGTTGGCCTGGAGATTCCGGGTCAACCCTAATTCTTGCGGGAACCCAAGTCACTATGAGCAGTACATACGATTGGATGCAGTCACAGACAGGAACCAAAGAAAAGGGCTGACCTACGTTTTTATTGAAACGGAAGGAGAAGAGAAAAGGATCCTCGGATTTATAACCATGAGGACATCTTCCGTTATAAAGCAGTATGAGAACAGAATCATAGGGGACGCAGCACTGGAGATCACGGAGCTCGCTGTTGACAAAGATTATGAGCGACAGGGTGTCGGGAAACTGCTTCTTGCGTTGGCGGTTACTGTGGCCAACGGAATCAACAGCACTCTTGCCAGTGTCCGTTATCTTGCGCTTTGCGCCGATAAGCAGGCCGTTCCATTCTATGAGAGATTCGGGTTTAAAGAACTCACTGAGTACGGAGACATACCGAGAGAAGGCTGGAACAGTGATTGCGTGCCTATGACGCTCAGGCTGCCGGACACAAACTGAACAAAGCTGAACCACACCGCCCCGGAAACGGGGCGGTGTTTTTTTACGGCAGCGGGATCCTCTCTTCCATGAGGATGGTACCGATGGTACGGAGATCCCGATCGGTATCGTGCCAGATCGTCTCGTCGGCGTCGGAGCGGTCACGATTCAAAGAGAACAGATAGATATTGCCCTGGCTGTCCTGACAGACCTGTTTGACCAGGAAGCCGCCGTCCAGATAGAACGCGCCCACTTCGCCGTCCACGGGCCTGCGCTTGACGCCCAGCGCCACAGATCCGTCGGGGAGATAAGGCTCCATGGAATCGCCATTGACATGGATCGCAAACTCCGCGCGGGTATCCGTGGTGCTGTAGTCCTCCATGAAGAGATCTCCCGGCGTCTCCGGTGAGCCGGCAGCGAAAGACTGGCCGAGGAGCGGGATAATCCGCGTGATGACCACGGGACGCTTCGGCGCCTCTTTGGCGCGGTACTCCTCCTGCGAACCGAGGAAGCGGCCATAGTTGCACAGCTGCTTCTGCCCGTCCTCGTTGAGAGAATCCCAGATCGGATCTATCTCCCGTTCCACCGGGGCCGCCGGCATGGGGACGATCTCTGCAGGCTTGCCTTCCTCCCAGCCGGCAAGCTCGGCAGGGGAAACGCCCAGCACATCAGCCATACGGACAAGACGAGTGAGCGGGATATTGGTAACGATACCCTGCTCGTATTTATAGATATTCTGAGGCGAGGTGCCGACGGCAACGGCAAGCTCCTGCTGGGTCATGCGTCTGGACTCACGGAGAGAGCGGATGCGGTCGCCTACTTTTCTTTTAGAAAGGCTCATATGAAACACTCCTTTTTTCGCAGGGATACATTATCATATAACGCGCCAGTTTGCAATAATGAAAAAAAGTTTATCAAAATAGCTTGACAAGTTTATACCTGTGGTATATAGTGGGGCTAACCTGATAAGTTAGTTCCCGAAGAAAGGAGGACGCGGCATGAATATCCAGGCGTTAAAGGCGGAGATCGTCAAGTGCGGATATACACAGGCTGAGGTCGCGAAACTGATCGGGATCTCTGAAACAACTATGTCCAGGCGGATGAAGGATAAGAACTTCGGACTCGATGAAGCACAGAAGCTGATCGAGCTGCTGAAGATCCAGAACCCGCAGGACATTTTTTTTGCTTCATAACTAACTTGATAAGTTAGCGCTCTGCCCTATAGTGCAGATGATAATTTTTGTCCTTGACAAAAATTATAAGGATTAGGAACAACAGCCTGCCTTCGGACAAGGCCGCGGAAATGAAAAGCCAGCCGGCGGGCACCGGCTGACTTCCCCGCAATCACGATTTGCTCTTGCGGTTCGAAAGCGCAGCTCCGGCGATCTGTTTCGCAGTCTTGCCGGACTTATCGGAGCTAAGCACCTTCGAGGCTTTGGAGGCCACCTTTGCAGATGTCCTCACAGAGTTTTTGCCCATGACGTTCACCTCCTTCCAACGAGCGGGGAGGCAGAACAAGGGCGGCAGAAAGGAGCAGGGTGCGCGAACCCTGCGGACACAGGATATCAGAAAGCGAAGCGGGACGCAACCGCGGCCTTCTCCGAGGGCAGGAACAAGGAAGGGGGAACAGGGAATGCTGGAGTTACTTATTTGGATATGGATCCTCTGGCGGGAGGAGCCATGAAACACGGAAAGAAGCCGACGGTGCGGCAGGCGAAGATCCTGCAGGCACACGGGATGAAATCAAAAGACTGGCTGATCGAGCGGGAGTCGGAGGAAAAGATCGTGGCCGTACACCGGTACGCACCGACGACGAGGGTGATCAGCAAAGAGGAAGGGGAACAGGACAATGACAGGGACATGTTTTCTGTGCGGGAATTATGAGACGGTGGAGCGGCACCACATCTTCCAGGGCGCTCTTCGGAAGAAGGCGGACAAGCTGAAGCTGACCGTGTATCTGTGCCCGTGGTGCCACCAGTACGACGCGGACAGCGTACACCGCAGCGGCGAGACGCGGCTGATCCTGCACAAGTACGGCCAGCGGAAGGCCATGATCGAGCAGGGCTGGAGCAAGGAAGACTTCATCCGGGAGTTCGGGAAGAACTACCTGAGCGATCAGGAGATCGAGGATCTGTACGACGCGCCGGAGATCAGCGGGGAGTTCGCTCTGATCAGAGAAGAGGCGGAGCTGCCGTGGTGAGGGAAGAGTGCAAGCGCTGCCAGTGGCGGGGGACGTTCCCCGGAGTGGAGCACATCACCTGCGACTTCTGCTGGATCACGGGCCGCGTCAAAATCAAGATGCCGCCCAGAGCCGACGGCCTCTGCCCGGCGTTTGAGGACGGCGAGCCGCTGCGGATAGAGGTGAGGCCGATGGACAACCCGTTCCGTGCAATCATCGTCAAAGGCCGGAGCTTTTCTCACGAAGAGCTGCTGGCACTGTACAACAGGGGACTGACAGACGGGGAGATAGCCAGGGAGATCGGGAGCGTGAAGAGCACGATCTATAGCTGGAGACACCGCAACAAGCTCCCGGCGCACGGAAAAGTGCAGGGGGGCGGAACGAAGTTCGACTACTCTGTATTCCGCCAGCTGTGGGACCAGGACCTGAGCGACGCAAAGATCGCAAAGGCCGTAGGGTGCGCGGCGTCCACGGTGAGCCGGTGGCGTGTACTGTATGGGCTTCCATCAAAAGGAAAGTCGGGACAGGATCCGGTGCTGGACAGGGCGAAGATGCGGGAGCTGTACGACACGGGACTGAGCGACGCACAGATCGCGCGGGAAGTGGGATGCAATCCGTCAACTATCGGCAAATGGCGGCAGCGGGAGAACCTGCCGGCGCAAGGAGCAAAGCTATGCCATACGTGAAGAGAATAGAGATCCCGTATGCCGCGGTGGGCAGGCTCCTGAAGGGCTACGGCATCAACGCCGAGAAGCTGGCGGGGATCCTGGAGTGCTCGGTACCCACGGCCAGAGCGAGGCTGAACGATCCGCAGCGGTTCTCCCTGGCGGAGCTGGGGAAGGTGAGCAGAAAAGGACACGTACCGATCGAGGAGATCCGGGACGCGATAACGAGATAAGGAGAGACTATGGAAAAGAAAGCAAGCGAGATCTTCCTGGCGCTGTTCCATCAGGTATCCCTGGAACAGATGGAGCGCGGGGACTTTATCGAATGCGCGGAGGCGTGGGCGGAGATCAGGGATATGGAAGACACGCGGGAGCGCACGGAAAAGTTCTTCGAGGACTTAAAGAAGCACGTGAGCACATTCGATATTCCGAAGATGGGGAGCCAGCCGGAGGAGCCGGAACCAAAAGAGGTACAGATCGACCAGCACACGTTCGCGTCCGAGGCGGACGTGGAGGCGGAGATCGAGGCGATGAAGGAGGACACATCATCCGCCACTGAAGCGGCACCTTCTCCACAAGGCGAAGGCCAGGAGGAAACGAAGCCGGGCACGTGGACCGAGCAGCAGAAGGCGATCAAGGAGCGGAAGCGGGAGATCCTGGAGCGGCTGCGCCGCGCGCGGGAAAACCATGTCTCCGCGCCGGCGATAGCAAAGTCTGCGGGCGTGGAAGACACGAAGGTATACGGAGTCCTGAACGCCGGACAGGTGACGATACAGACATACGAGAAGATCTCCAAGGGCCTGGAGAAGCTGGGGTACTGATATGGGACCATTGAGACCGCCGAACGTGACGCGGTGCAAATCCTGCGGAGCGGAGATCTTCTTCGCACAGAGCGGGGGAAAGTACATACCGCTGGACACAGAGCCGGTGCCGTGCCTTGACGCGAACGAGGACCTGCCGAGGACAGAAACGCTGTTCACCATGGGCGGGATCTCTTTCCCGGCGGTGACAGGGGACGCGATCCCGGATTACTGCGACACGTGGTTCTACGGGTACCGAAGCCATTTCGCCACGTGCCCGAACGCGAAGCAGCACAGAAAACCAAGGCAGGAGATGCAGACCGAAGGACAGGAAAAACTATTTTGATATAAGGGGGAAAAGAAAATGAAAAAGATCATAGCGGGGTTTGCAGCGGGGCAGGCGCTCCAGCTGCTGATGATGTGGGTGACAGCCGGGACATCGTATCCGGGCCAGCAGTTCGGGCTGTGCCTGGGCGTCGGGATCCTGGTGCTGGTGGGCATGGCTTTCGGTGCGTGGGGAGCGCTCTTCCCGGCGACAGAGCCGAAGCATGAGACACCGAAGCCGGCGGCCATGGAGGAACAGGTGGAGCTGAAGCGGATCTTCCCGCACTGGATGATCGAGGACGTGCAGGACATGGACGAAGTGGAAGCACTGCCAGACGAGCTGATCGTGACCAATGACAGCGTGAAGAAGGTGAGCGCGGATGTATGACCTGCCGATGATGATCCTGGTGGGGATCTGCCTGCTGATCGCGTGGGACCGGAGCAGGAGAGAGGACCGGGAGGAATAAAAGAAAAAGCGCTGACGGATGCGGTTTCCGTCAGCGCCATGGGGGAAACAGGGTTTGCGAGGTCCTGTTGTCCCCATCTTATCAGAAAACCCGGAGACGGGTCAAGACATTAGGAAGGGGATCAGACAATGCTGAACATCCAGATGCAGAAATACTGGTGGCTGAAGGTATACAACAACCAGAAGCCGGAGGACTACCGGGAGATCGGGCCGTACTGGGAAAAGCGGTTCAGGACGATCGGGCTGCTGGACGAGAAGGGGAAGCCGGTGCCGGGCGCCATGGCGGACGTGATCCTGCAGAACGGGTTCCGGCAGAAGGCACCGCAGCTGAAGGCGCGGGTGACGCTTCATATCCGCGGAGGCGAGGAGAAGTGGGGCGCGGTACCGGGGAAGACATACTACGTGCTCACGATATTGAAATGGGAGCGTGTGCGATGAGCGAGTGGATCAGCATCGAAGAGAAACAGCCGGAGACGGGGACGCACTGCATTATAGCGGCGACGGATCCGGACGGCGGGAAACATGTGAGCTGCGCGAAGTGGCAGCGCAAGCGCTTCTACCTGGAGGGGCGGAGGGCGTACTGGTACGTAACACACTGGATGCCGATGCCGAAACATCCGGAGGCAGAGCCATGACGGCGGCGGTGATCATCGTTCTGATGGCGGCGGCAGCGGCGGTGATGTGGGGCTGCTGCGCCGTGGCCGCCAGGATGGAAGAGATGGACGAGCTGGAGAGGAGGTGGAACGATGAGCGTTCTGGACAAGCGGCAGCTGATAGAAGACCTGAGCGGGAAGCTGGGGACGATAGTGACAGTGGACCAGCTGGAGAAGATCAAGACGGAAGCTGAGATCATCCTGGAGCGGTACGACGTGGTGAGCCGCGAGGACTGGGAAGAGGATTCGGAAGACCTGATCCGCATGTTCCTGGCAGCGAAGGCGAGCGAGGGTAAAAGCCGGGCTACGATCGACAACTATAGAAGAACACTCAGACAGATGCAGGAAAACGTGAAGGTACCCATGAACAGGGTAACAGTGCACCACCTGAGGCGGTACATCACATCCGAGATGGAACGCGGGATCAAACTGTCCAGCCTGGATAGCAAGCGCTCCTGCTGGTCGAGCTTCTTCGGATGGTGCGAGCGTGAGGAGCTGATCAAGAAGAATCCCTGCACGAATCTGGCGCCCATCAAGAAGCCGAAGGAGATCCGCCTGCCGTATTCTCCGCAGGAACTGGCAAGGCTGAACGACGCGGTACGCGGGGATCTCCGCAACGCCGCCCTGATTTCTTTCCTGTCCGCCACCGGCTGCCGAGTCAGTGAAGTGTGCGGCACCAATATAGAGGACGTGGACTTCAGATCGAAGAGCGTGCGCGTGATGGGCAAGGGCGCGAAGGAGCGCACGACCTATATCGACGACGTGTGCGAGATGCGGATCACGGCCTGGCTGGACTCCAGGACGGACAAAGAACCGGCGCTGTTCACCAACTATTGCGGAGAGCGGATCATGCCGGGAGGCGTCCGAAACATACTCAGGAGGATAGGAAAAGAGGCGAACGTGGAGAACGTCCATCCGCACAGATTCCGTAGGACCCTGGCCACGTCGCTGATCGACCGGGGCATGGGGATCCAGGAAGTGGCGGCGATCCTGGGACATTCCAAAATCGACACCACCATGTCCTATGTCTTCATAGACCACAGGAAGGTGGAGGCGGACTACAGGAGGTACGCATGAGCGGCCTGTGGATCTATCTGGGATTTGTGGCAGCGGTCGTGGTCGTGACCGCCTGCCACATCAGGATCAGAGATATGGAGGAAGAAGATGACGGGTGAGATCATTATACGTCCGGGTCACAGGCCGGAAGGACTGCCGGAGGACGCGGCAGTGATGTCCTTCGAGATAACAGGGAACGCGGAAGTCTCCGCCTTTGAGCGGATCGCTGTGGTGTACAACCTGGCTGTGGCGCTGAGTTACGGGGAATACGAATGGGAAATGCTGCGGGCGCTGGCAGCGCATGAGCCGCCGTTCGACGGACTGATGTTCGTGGGGCTGGAAACCGGAGGAACATGGTGGAGGGAGGACGACGATGGCGAAGACTGAGCTGAAGCCGTGCCCGCTATGCGGCAGAGAGACGAAGTACAAAGTATTCAATAACTCTTTTCTCCACGGGTGGATCGGGTGCCCGGAGTGCCAGCTGTATATCAACTGGACGCGGAGCGCGAGGGAAGCCGTGGAGAAGTGGAACAGGAGGGCGAACGATGAGTAATCTGAGACAGGACGAGCTGTATGCGTTCCTGGCAAGCCGCGAGGACTGGACGCCCATGCGGGACGTGGCCGGGCATCTTCAGGCCATATACGGATGGGGATGGGGATCCGGAGGATTCCATAATTCGGGGATCCGCAGGATGATCACCGATGATATTGAGCGGATCAACGAGTCGCCGGAGTACGACATGATCATTATCAGCGGCACCAAAGGGATCAAGCTGGCGAGCAGGGCGGAGTTCCGACGGTGGGTGAGCAGCGAGTACGCGGAGATCTGGCGGAAGCTGAAGCGCGTGCGGAAGATCGTGGACAAGGCGAACGCCGACGGGCAGATGGACCTGATCGAGATCGACACATGGCATGAGGCGTTCCCGGAGGGGGTCGTATGAACGAATGGGCAGCGTTCTGGGGAACGATGATCGTGCTGGGGATACTGGTGCTGTGGCATGAATGGGGGAAGGACAACAATGAGGGTAGTTGACAGGAAACGGATACCAATCTATTCGCTTATCTGCAAAGAGTGCGGGTCGGAAATAGAGTTTATGCGTTCTGAGGTTATTAATGCAGGGATAACATGCCCTATATGCAAAATGCGTAACAGAGCAGTGCCGAATACTCCTAAAAGAATGGCGGTGAATTTCATTCATGAGTAAGAAGCTGGTGCGCGTAGATATAGACATATGGGGAGCGGGGCTGAAGATCGCCGAGTATCCCATAGTGAACGAGACCGAGCACGTGGTCTTCATCGTCCGGGAGCGGGAGAAGCGGGATCCGGAGACCGGGTACAAAAAGAAAGTGAAAGTCGCCGGGCCGTTCAACCGCAAGGACATAGGCGTGATCTTCCTGTGCAAGCCGGGACCGGGCAAAGGAACGAAGAAGATCTATCTGATCAGCGAGGCGGAGGATCCGAAAGAGGATCCCGCGATTCGATACGCCGTGGCAGATATGTGCAGGGAGATCTACCGGGAGCTGACCGAAGGAGGACGCATCCTGGCGGATATAGAAAACACTTTGAAAGGAGTATAGAAATGTACGGTACGACCATGGCAACCACAGCCGATACAGGGACTGCGATGCCTGTGAACATGGAACAAGAACGGCCAACTGTAAAAACAGATTGCGCCGTAAGCAACAGGGAAGCGGAGGACTGCCTGATGATAGCAAAGGATATCTTCTGGTTCCTGTGCGGAGGAAAGGACCAGACAGAGCCGAAAGTTAATGAGCCTAAATTAGAAGGATTGATGGGATGCATCTACGATACAAACAACAAACTGACAGAGCTGCGTGAGAAGCTGATCGCAATCGCCCAGACGCTGGGGCTTTAATAATTAAAGGCTGAGAACAGGGCAGGAGCTGCGGTTCCTGCCCGCATCTGAACCTTTGATAAGGACACATATATATTATAATTCGCGCGGGCGCGCGAATTTATGACGGGGCTCATAAGCGTCTAACATTAGGACAAGGGGATCCGAAAGTGAGAAAGCTCATGGAGTACAAGATCATATCCGGGAGGACAGTAGAGATCCGGCGCGTGCTGATGTCCGTCCGAAGGCAGGACACTCTGCCCAAGCGCCGGGGTATCAGAGTCAAGGGGAAGACCAGCCTGAAGAAGATCCTGGCCAATGAGCGGGAAGCCGTAAAGAATCTCGCCCGATTGATAAACTGCAACTTCGGTCCGGGGGATATGTGGCTCACGCTGACGTATTCCGACGATCGTCTTCCGAAGAGCATCGAAGATGCGGCCCAGGATTTTGCGAAGACCTTACGGAAGCTCCGGGCCATGGTGAAGAAAGAGACGGGGAAGAACCCGATCTACATCGCCAGCCCGTCACAGGTGGACCCGAAGACGGGGGAGACGGTGCGGCTGCACTACCACGTGGTCATGCCGGCGATCGCCTACGAGAGCATCATAAAGCTCTGGCCGCAGGAAGACGTGACCTACCGGCGCCTGGACGGACGCGGAGATTATACCGGAATAGCCCGGTACATCTGCAGCAACGCCATACGGGAGCCGGGGAAGAAGCGCTGGTCCTCCTCGCGGGGGCTGAAGCAGCCGATCTATACAGAACCGATCCCGGTGCGGAGCGGGGAGCGGGTGATCATCCCGAAGAACGTCAGCCTGAAAGAGAAGACGGAGATCGTGGACGCGGAGACGGGGATGCAGTCTTTGTACGTCCGATTCACGAAGCTAAGGAATGATAAGGACGGCTCGCGTGTCTCTGCGCGCGGAACTCATTAGACTTTTAGTCCGGAGGTGAGCGGGTGGATCCACTGATCGCAAAGGACTATATCGAGAATTGTCTGAAGATCCGGACAAAGAGCGGGGCAATCGTGCCGTTCAAGCTGAACGCGGCGCAGGAGAAACTGTACTCCGTGGCGCGGCGGCAGCAGGAAAGCGGACGCGCTGTGCGGATCATCATACTCAAAGCGCGGCAGCTGGGCTTCTCCACTCTGACGGAAGCCCTGATTTTCCATGCCTGCGCGACGAGACCGAACGCCACGGCGCTGATCGTGACGCACAGGGAAGACGCCACGGCCAACCTGTTCCGCATGTCGAAGCTGTTTTATGACGAGCTGCCGGATCCCATTAAGCCCATGCTCCGGGCGTCGAACGCGCAGGAGCTGGTGTTCGAGAATCCAACGAGATCCGCAAAAGAGAAGGCGGAGCGGCCCGGACTGCGGTCCAGGATCCGCTGCGCCACTGCCGGCGGCAAAGGCATAGGCCGAAGCGATACGCTGCAGTGCGTGCATTTATCCGAGTATGCCTTCTGGCCGGACGGATCGGACGGGAAAGCCTCCACTTTGACGGGGATCCTGCAGGCCGTGCCGTCTACGCCGGGGAGCATGGTGGTCATAGAATCCACGGCCAACGGATACGAGGACTTCAAGGAGAGATGGGACGCCGCCGTGGCGGGGGAGAATGACTTCGAGGCCGTGTTCTTCGCATGGTTCGAGAACCCGGAATACAGCATGGATCCCGTGCCGGGGACCGAGTGGACGCCGGACGAGGAGGCCATGCGGGAGCGGTACCATCTGACGGACGGACAGCTGCAGTGGCGGCGCTGGTGCATCGCCAACAACTGCGGCGGGAGCCTGGACATGTTCCGCCAGGAGTATCCGAGCAATCCGGACGAGGCGTTCCTCCATTCGGGATCCGGCGTTTTCGACAACGAACAGGTGATCCTCCGCCGGGAGACCGCGCCGGCGCCGATAAAGCGCGGGCGGTTCGAGGTGGCGGAAGACATGAGCGCGGCGTGGGAGGACGATCCGCTGGGCGAGATCAAGATCTGGAAGGAGCCGGAGTACGGGCATCCCTACGTGATGGGCGGAGATACCGCCGGAGAGGGGAGCGACAGATTCACTGCCATGGTCATAGACAATTCCACGGGCGAACAGGTGGCGGCGCTGTGCCGGCAGTATTCGGAGCCGGAGTATGTGAAA